TTGCGATTCTTCTTGGCGATGGAGAGGTCAACGCACGGCGACCCGCCAATCAGCAGGTCACACTCGGGCGGCACTAGACCCACCACACTCCCCAACTGAACGGTGGTTGGATGATTCTTCTGTGCGACCTTTATAGCGTTGACTTCCACCTCTGATGCGTAGTATGTGTCTATGGTATGCCCTGCTCTCTCTAACGCCACCCTCGCACACGAGATGCCATCAAAAAGAGAAAGAACTCGCATTACCCCTCGTCCAGGTTATTTATTCATCCATCCATCCTCGCGGATGCGTATAGGTCGGCGGATGTGAACAGGTAGACGCACGACCCACCTCCAAGAAAAGGCAGGACGGAACCAGTTCACCATCAACGTTTGACATAGGAAGAGTTTATTTCAAATCCAATCCAGCGGCGACGCATCTTCTCACACGCCCGACCTGTCGTGCCACTCCCCATGAACGGGTCCAGCACGAGGTCGCCCTCCTTACTGAAATGCTTCAAGCACTCCATCGGAATCTCCTCGGGGAAGGTGGCGGAGTGCCCGTTGCCCTGCGAGGACACGGGATGCTTCCAGACGTTGTGGGTATACTCGGTGGTGTAGTAATGCGTCCTCGGGGTCTTGCCCAACACGAAGATGGGCTCGTAGGCATTGGTCAGGCGGTTCCGCATCGGGATGGGGTTGTTCTTGTGCCAGATGATTTGGTCGTTGACGAAGTAGCCCCGACGACGTAGGCGGTCCACGATGTCGTAGGGACGCATCACCCCCGTCTCGCCGTAGGAGAAGCCCAGGTTCAGACACACGACCGCATCCTGCTTCAACTTCGGGTGGACGGCTTCAAAGAAGTCCTCAATGGTATAGAGCGGCTCCCCTACATCCGCAGTGTAGTGGAACCCGTTGGCTCGTTGGTATTTGTGTCCGCTGTTGTAGTAGGGTGGCGACGTAATGATGAGGTCAATGCTGTCATTGTCCAACTGCTTGACCAAGTCCAAGCAATCGCCGATGTGCGTTTTTCCATCCATCATTTACCAGTATGCGAGTTTAGTTTACGAAAGTAAAACCTACGTAAGGGTAAGGATGATTACCATCTGTCAATGCCACACGCCGCTGCCTGGTGCCGACCAGCATCGCTGGAAGATTACGGGGGAGTTCGTTGACATCCTCTCGTTCCTTTGTGAGGTCGTCCTGAATCGGCAGCACGGGACAGAGATGCTTCTCCACTCGCAGCAGATGTATGAGACGGACGATGCGGTTGCCTTCCACTTCACCTCCAACTGGGGACCCGAGAAGATGAATGAGGTTCTCCACTCCCTGTGTTCGCATCACCTCGCCCTGCGGGACGGCATCATCTACTTGGGGACTCCTACCAACCCCACCCACGCCCACCTCCCGCAGACCCCACCGCATGGAGACATTTGAAAAATGGGGTTGTCGGGTTCGCCCCTGCCCGTCGGTCGGTCTCTACTCGGTCTCGGAGAAGAACGCCACCTGGACGTTCTCTACGTCCCCTACCGCCTTGCGAAGGTTCCGCTGCCTCGCCACCATCTCTGGGTCGGTGGGCTTCTTCTGTAAGAGTAGACATGGCACCGCCGCCTGTGCGACCTCGTTGAAGGGGCGGAGGTCATACCCCTGCTGTGCGAGGACCTTGCGAGGAACCCCGTCTATGAACCCCGCCTCCAGCGTAAAGTCGGGGTGAGCGATGGACGGGACATTCTCCTCGTAGAAGAAGTCGTAGACGTTGCCCTCGTCGTCCTCCAGCCAGGCGTGGCTGTCGTCGTAGTTGCGAATCGCGTCCCGTAGGTTGAGGTCCCGACGCGTCCCCCCGCCATACCCGATGGACATTGACAAGCCGTTCTTACGGTCAGCCCAGATGATGACGGCTCCGCAGACCCATCGTAGGTTCTTCCCCGTGAGGTTCTTGTAGGTGATGATGTTGTGTGCGGCGTTATACCAGCACTGGTTCCTGACGTAGCGGAAGGTGGTGTAGCGGAGAGTAGAGAGGACGGTCATTCTTGTCGGCGGCAAGACCTATTTGCTTACCCGACCAGAATCCGTTTTCAGCGTTCCAATAGGTAAATACCATAGAGCATTCGTATATACATAGAGCAGCATCGTATATACCAAAATCACATAGGAAAAAGCAGTAAAATCATTAATGATTTTACACGTGTTTTTGTATGTCTTTTCGTATATACCAGCATCATAGCCGTATATAGTGCGGTAATGAGGTATTTACCTCTCCCATAGGCGGGGCGGAGTAAAGACGGACAAAAGAACCTCGTAAGAATACAATGCCTTACAACCCGTATAACCCAAGAACCAACGGTCGCCCACGCAATCCCAAGGCGGCTGCGATTACGGGCTGTCCTGCTCTGCCCCTTTATGATGCGGGGTCGGCTGCTCTCCCGTCCCTCGTCATTACCAACTTCTCACTGACGGGTGGGTCAGGTAGTAGTGCCACGGTCACATGGCACTTGCTGAACGGAGGAGACGGGAACACGTCCTACGTTGTCTACCTGTTCGGTGGTGCCACCCCGCAGCCCGTCTTCCCTCGGGACGTAGACAACTTCCCAGCGGGGTTGGCTACGACCTTTACATCTAGCATCACGCTCACCGCCAACTGGTATTACTTCTTCCTCATCGTCGCAACCAACTCTGCTGGGGTGAACGAGGCGGTCTCCGCGACTCTACAATATGGTCCACCATTCAACCCAGCAGGTCTGACCGCTCCGCTCGTCACTTGGTTCAAGGGTGATTCAGGTCTCACATCAACTACCTGGACGAACAATGGAACCAACGGCGGTAGTGCCACGTTCACTGGACCGACGACATCCCAGACCGTCAATGGTCTTTCGGCGGTCTCATTCAAGCCAAACGTAGGGTATGCCACCTACACCACGAACTTCACGGGGCAACCTCGTGCCTTCTTTTGGGTCATCAAGTTCAATGCTGCCCTCACCTCAACTCCTATTCCCCTCGCTGGAAGCACTACTGGTGGCGACCCCTTTATTCAACTCTATACCTCTGGGGCACAGCAATACATGGTTCTCGCATCGTTCGGAGGGTCTACAAGTATTACAACCGATGTGTTCTCCGCAAACCAAACCTCCCTTGCTGCGGTGTTCGGAGAGTTCGCATCGGCGACTGTTGGCAATAACCTTGCCTACTACAACAGCACGTCGTTGACACTGACTGGAAGCAACGCAGCGAGTGGGTATTCAACGGGAAGCCGAACGGGGTATTTGAATGCCTTCGCCAATCCCAGCATCGTTCCGAACACCCAGTCAATAACCTACTGCGAGGTGCTGGGGTATGACGGCGAGTTGACGTCTACCGATGTGTTGAACGTCGTGAATTACTTACGGACGAAATGGGGGACTTCGTAAAAAAGGTTAAGTATAAAAACTCGTTGGTAGGTAAAGGAATGCCTGTCGTTGTATTCAAGGGAATAGAGGGGTGGTGCGACCGCCTTCAAGTTCTCGCACACTGCTTCGCATACTGCCGCAAGTTCAACACGGCACTCTGCGTGGACTGGGACGATGCTATATGGTGTGGGATGAGGGAGTTTGACTTCTACGACTCGTTTGAGGTTGTAGGCATCAAGACCATCAAGAAGGAGCAGGTCTGTCGGATGATTCATGTGAGTAAGAGCCGCATCAAGATTGTGCCGCCCTGCTGGACCCTTGACGAGTTGGTTCGGTTCCCGCCGAACACGATGGACAAGGACCACGAGGGTCCCCTGATGCGGTTTGAGGTCAACGAGAAGATTGATGGCGATGTGATTGTGACCAATGGACGAGGTGAGAGGAAGTGGGACGTCACGGACCTTGCGACCCACCTGCGTGTCCGCCCGAAGATGCGGGAGGCAATCAAGACCATCTTGAAGGATTTCAACCCGTATGGGACGACCCTTCACCTGCGGGGAACCGACCGCCCCGACAAGGGCTTCGTGGAGAATGCGGTTCGGTATTTGAAGTCCAAGACCGAGTTGAGGATTCTGAACGTCATCACGGACTCCAAGGAGTTGTGGGACCACATCAAGAAGGAACTGCCCCGTGCCAAGTTGGTCAACCCGAACGCCAAGTTGCTGAACCTTCCGCCTTCGGTTCACGGGACGCATCAGACAGACCCCCGCGAGTTGAAGCGGTTGGGCATTACCAAGTGGGACATGCTGGTTGACCTACTGGCGGATTGGTTTGCCCTGTGCTTCTCCAAGGGCGGCATCGGGCGGGAGGAGTCCACCTACTTCTCCATGGCTCGGTCTCTTCACCTGCTAGGAGAGGACAAGGTAGAAGCCATATTGGGGTGGAAGCCCGATGGAATAATCATTGCCCCTAACAATGAAGCCGCTGTTCTGTCGGAGCGGGTCCAAGAGAAAGCAAGTCAAGATGCTGGAACGCTTGTTCCCAGTTCATGAGGTCTATGTGGAGCCGTTCTTCGGCGGCGGTGCGGTCTTCTTCGGAAAGTCGCCTAGTAATAAGGAGGTTGTAAATGACCTGGATTCCCAGTTGGTTCAGGACTACCGACGAGTGGTGGATGCCCCCACCTCCGCCTCCGCCTACCCCACCCCAACAACCCTTGCCGCTCAACGGCGGTTCCTTTCAGGTCACCAATCCACCGTCGGTGCGAAAGTGGTTGAGAGTATTCTCCGCAGGTGTAATGGATTCGCAGGAACATACGTTGAAGACGCATCTGCTCTCGCCACCGACTCCAACCCCGCCCCCAAAATCAAGAACATCGCCGCCTACAAGGAAAGGTTAGGTTCGGCTACACTCCTGAACCAGGACTACCGCAAGGTCATTCGGAAGTATGACTCTGCCAAGACCTTCTTCTTCCTAGACCCGCCCTACGAGAAGAGCGACGGGCTGGGCTACGCCGCGGGGTCCGAGTCCTTTGACTTTGACGAGATGGCGAAGGTGCTGAAAGGCATCAAGGGGGACTTCCTCATTACCATCAATGACTCACCACGCATCAGGGACGCGTTCGCGGGGTTCCAACTCTACCCGTATGGTGTGAAGGGGCATCATGCCAAGACGTCGCACATTGGTCAGAAGGACAGGAAGGAGTTGCTTATTACCAACTATACGCTGCCCCAGACGTGGCGGCGAGGAGAGGGCAACCCGTTCTTCAAGAACTACCTTCGGGCGGTTAAGGTGAGGGCAGAGTTGAACGGGTATGACCCTGATGCTGTCCGCATGGCAGACGACGGCATCCATAAGGTAGAATACAAGACGCCAACAGGTCAGACCGTTCGGTTCGGACGTGTTGGGTATGGGGACTTTATACTTTGGACTCATCTGGAAAGGGAAGGGAGGGTTCCAAAAGGGTATGCCTTACGCAAACGGGCGGTCTTTCATAAGTCGCACGAGGCGATTAAGGGAGATTGGAAAACGAATCCGTATTCTCCTAACAACCTTGCTCTCGCTCTGTTGTGGTAGTTTCTTGGTGTCCTGCCACCTTCCCAGATGAATCTTTGCTTTTTTGTTCTCATAACGCTTTGGTGGTATATACGGCGGTGGACCATTGAAGGGGGGTTCCTCTTCATCGCCTTCCAGCCCCACGCCCCACCATTTGCTCATTGTTTTGGTTGGTGACTTTACATGTAGGCACCCATACGGGACTTCACGCTACGAGCCGCCGAACGGACGTCGTCCTTGATGCCCGAACCGACCATACGCTGGAGGTCGGCATCGGGGGCGTGGGCGGGGCTGGACAGGATGTCCTGCTCCGTCAGCACACCCTTGATGATGCGGCTGGAACCCTTGATGGTCTCAAAGAAGCCGCTGCTGATGGGGACGACGTAGAGGGAGAGACCGTTCAACTGGGCGAGGAACTGGTTGCCGACCGTGAGCGTGAACTGGAGCGTGAAGTTGCCGACCAGACCAGGTGCCTGACCCGCCTGAAGGGCGAAGTCGCGACCAGGACGGAGAACCAGCGGACCACCCGCAAGACTAACATACATGCTGGTCACCGTCGTGCCGAGAGCCACACCCGACGCCTGGCGACCCTCACCGCACCACGTGTTGAAGTCCATGTCCAGACCGTTGTTGATGGACATCTTGTAGAGTTCATACTGCGTGTGGTTGGCAAGGAGACCCGAGAAGTTGTCAAAGTTGATGCTGACGCCCTGAATCGGCAGCGTGAAGTCGCCGATGGTGCTGTCCCACAGACCACTCGCAGGGGCGTTGACCGTGCCAGTGCCCACGAGGGACTGGTAGGGAACCGAGCCCGTCGTGCCCGTGCCCGTGCCGAGCGACGTGGTCGTGCCAGTGCCGACGTTGAAGATGGACTGACCAGGGGTGGTCGGCTTGACGTAAATCATCAGCAGGTCGGGGATGTTCGGCAGGGTAATCGTGTTGGACGTCAACTGAGTGCCTGACACCAGCGACTTTGAGATGCTAGACGATGTGCCGAGCGTGGACGGAAGAGCAGACACCACACCCGTCGTGATGTAGCGAGGAAACTCCATGTAGGGCACGATGCTCTTCGGCGGCAGCGGGACGTCCAGGGCAGGGGTCATGAACTGAACCGACAGGGCGGGTTGGAACGAATACGGGGCGTAGGACGACGTAAGACCCGTCGTGACCCACGCAGGGAGACCCACAGCCGTGATGCCCGAGGTTCCCACCTGCTTACCGACGAGCGAGGAGGACAGGCGGACGGCACGACTCGGGTTCGGGAGCATGTTCATCTGAACCTGGAAGTTCTGGACACCGAAGAGACCCGTGGAGAGTTCAAAGGCATCACCGAAGATGAACGGCGGCAGGAGGAGTTTCTCCGTGGACTGCCAACGGAGGTAGACCGTCTGGGTCGTGCCAGTTCCACCACCCGTGTAGGCAGCCGTGGTGCCAGTCGCCGCCACGGGAAGACCAGGGGAGGCGAGGATGGCACCCGTGCTGTCGCAGAACCACCACTCCGCCCACGCACCGTTCGGCGACGAGTCCGACGTGTAGCGGACACCGTAGCCGTTAAGCGGGGAGTTGTCGTAGAGCGGCTGTCCGCCCTGTGTGTAGGAGTTCGGCGGGTTGTAGGCGTAGAGGTCCAGCATCGTCGGGCAGGTCCGCTGCTTACGGTGCTGGGCGAGGTCCTGAAGACGGAGAACATAGTTCAGCACGTCCGCCGTGTTGACAGTGACCGTCGCATCGTTGATGGTCGCCGTCATCTGCTGGACGCACTGGTGGGACGGGAAGGCGGCGAGAGCCACGTCGCCAGGACCCATAATAATCTGACCGCCCGACGGGGCAGCCGCAAAGGACACGGCGATGCTCACGACACCGCTGCTAATCCAGTCCACGGCACGGTCAATGAAGACGTTCTCGGACGGGACGATGACGTTGAACTGCTGGGTGGAGTTGTTCGCCGTCTGGGCGTTGAAGGACACGTTCGTGATGCTGAGGGCACCCTTCTCCACGGCATACTTCGGCTTCGTCTGGATGACACGAGGGTCGTAGACCGAATACTTACTCACTTCGGTCGTCATGGTTTGTTAGGACGACAAGGAGATTTTTTGGAGAGAAACGCCGAGCCACGTCGCTCTACTTCTTGACAAAGCGGAGGCGGAAGGAAACAGTTCCCGAGTTGTATAACTGAATCGGGATGACCTCGTTGGTGAGGCGACTACGCCACCCGAGACGAAGGTCAATGTTCGTCAGCCCACCCTCGCTCGGGTCTAGGGCTGAGAAGATGGGGGTGAGGGGCTTGTAGAGGATGAAGCCACGCCACAGGTCCGCCGTGATGGCATCAATCGGCGTCTCCAAGAGGACCTTCTGGGATGCTCCACTGAGACCCGTCGCACCTCCCGAGTTGGAATCGCCGAGTTGGACTGGGTTGGCGTTCATTTCCAGGCGAACGGGCACCTGCGTCGTCGTGAGAACCAGCGAGGCGACGGGCGACCAGAGAGAGCCAGTGGAGATGAAGTCCTGCGTCTCACGGAAGTAGTAGAGGAGGGGCGAACTGGCAGACGACCAGGGCGGCGAGAGTGTGAAGATTGAAGAACTCGTCGGGATGACGTTGATGATGTTCTCGGGGTAGTAGACAGGCGTGGTGGTTCCCGCAACCCAGGAGACCGATGCGGGAGCCGTGACCGTGGAAGAGGTCTGGGTGTAGGAGTAGGATGTAGACGCGGACGACAGCACCTTGCTCTGCCCACCGAAGTAGATGGTGTCAAAGTTGGTCATCAGTCCCTCCAAGTTGGTGTTCATACCGACGAAGGAGAACTCGGACGCACCATAGGCACACGAGCCGACGGAGGTTCCCGTGCCCGTGCCCGAACCCGTGCCCATACCCGCACCGTAGTAGGTGTTGGTCGGGAAGAAGGGAGACCACGGCTGCGTTGGGTCCAGCACACCCTGGGTTGCGGAGGACACGGAAGACGGGGAACCAGGCATGGTGCCGTAGGGCAGCCACGAGGTCAGGGCATCTTGGACGAGGGAGAACAGCCCCGTGTTGTAGTCATACTCAAAGTAGGGGCATCGGGTTCCGCCGAAGGTTGTGTCCAGGTTTGCCTTATACATGACCGTCCTATACGCCGTCGTGAGGGCATTGTTCAGGATGTCCAGCCAGTGCGAGTAGGAGTAGACAAAGTAGTAATTGGACTCCGCCTGGCGAGGAACCGCCGTCGTCGGGACAATTGTGAACGGTGCCTGGTTCTCAGGAACCCAGGTGAGCGGAACCGTAGCCACATAGGACCGAGGAGATGCCGTCGTAGACGTGCCACTACCGATGGATGTGCCGATGGAGAGACCAAAGGACACGGTGTAGATGGTCAGGTTGATGTCCGTTCCCG